ATTCACGTTTTTCGCCTGTACGGTCGCTTGATTTAACACCTTTTGGAAAGCGTTCGCCGCTTTCACCTTTCATACCATAACCCATAATATTTTCCTTTTTGCAAAAAGAACTAGAAAAGCCTAGTTTGTTTATTTTATAACTACTTTTTTGATTTGGCTATATCTTTTAATATGCCATGTTTCTTTTGGTCATCAGGTCCCATCATTGGTATTCCGGCCAAACCTATGCCAGCAAACATTGGCTGGCCTTTTTCTTTAATGTCTTTTTTGGCGGCATCAGTAAGTTCTACAAAATGAACTTGTTCGCCTTGTAAAGATGCTTGTGTATTTGCTTTTCTCATTGCCATGCCCCATTTTTTACCATATTTATTAACGTAATCAGGAATAATCTTGTCGTAAAAACCTTTCATGCCTTCACCGCCAGTTTCTAAATCAAGCCCTGTTAGTTCACGCCCTTCAAATACATTAGGATTTCCATGGGCTATACCTTCAGGTCTATGCAATCCTTTTGGTTCTTGTGCAAGAAGTTTTTCAGCAACTTCTTTGCCTACATAATCAGCTAATTCATTTTCATTTACTGTTTTTCTGACAACATTACGCCCATCTTTCCAAGCTTGTAATACAAATTGTTTATCGCTTTCTTTAGCCGGTATTAAGTCCAGGGCATCAATTTGTTTGGATAAGTTATAACGGGCGGCTTGTTGTTTGCCCGTTGTAAATGCAATAGCATCATAGTCGCCTTTAGCGGCCATATCTAAAGCTTGCTTTACCATTAATTCATGCCAATTCTTTTTAAATGGTGCATCAGGAACAGCATTACGCATACTGTTTTCTACTTTTTGTAATTCTTGTAAGCCATTAGCGGCTTTTGTCCATCCATCTACAATTTCAGGCGGCGCATCTTTTCCTAAATCGGTATATGGTTTTGCTAATTCTGCAAAATGGTCTTTTTGGTCTAATAATTTTTGACGTTCATTTGCTATATTTTTACGAACTTCCGGAGTGTCATAACCTTTTTTACGGCCAGCTTGATGCCAATCTGATTGTATTTCTTCTACCATCAAAGTCTTTTTGCCATTGATGTTTCGGTCATTGACACGCATATGGGCTAATATGTTTGGCTCATCATAATGGCCTGATTCAAAATTGTTATTTAATTTGGTTTCAATTAAATCAAGTTCATTTTGTAAATTATTAGTCCATTCGCTTGGATTTTCACGTTTAAATTTGCTTAATTCATCAAATTCACGGCTTAAACCATAAGAATTGTTTGGCAAAGTTGTAAGAATTTCACGATAGTTTTTGTAATTACCTGGCAATGTGTAATCTTCATATTTAGCGCCACCACCATATTCATCAATATTGCCTTCTTCTAAATGATGTTGACGTAACCAATCTTCTGTATCGCTTATGTCATATAAACCGTTGCTAGGCCCCTTAACAAAAATGCCATTTGAATCTTTTATTGAATAACCCGTGTTTTCGTTGCCATAAACATCATATCCATGTTCATCGTAATAGTGACGTATTGGGTCATCGTAATACATATCATGGGATTGTTGTTGCGCTTGTTCACGTAAAGATTCTTCAACGTGGTCATTTAATCTTTTTGCAACATTTGTATCAGATTCATGCCCTTCATACAATTCAGGAAATCTTTCAACTAATTCTTGTTGTTTTTGATGATAAATGTCAGGGTCATTTATTAAATCACTATGCAAATCTTCAGTTAATGAATCTATGTAATCTTGGTCGTGATATATGTCACCGCCTTCAAGCTTGTAATCATTAGCAGATTCACCAGTTGATTCACCCAATACTTTGTTTTCAAGCTTTACTTTGTTGTTTTCAATTAAGTCTTGTACTTCTTGTTTAGTAACTGTTGGGTTATCTTGTAAATATTTCTTTAGTCCTGTTGTTTCAAGTTCTTCTGTTTTAACGCCAGGGGTCTTTTCTAATTGTTTTAAAAATTGTTCGCCTGTGCCTTTTGGCTGGCCAATATTATTAACTGCTTTTTGCAAAGTAGAATGAAAACCTAGTTCATCAATTGCTTTAGCTTCTTTTGATACGTCTTTAATAGATAAACCTACGGGTAAACCCTTACCTAACATAGCAACATCTTTAACTACACCACCAACGCCAGGGGAAATTGCCGCGCCCACATCTTCTAATGTTTCTGCGCCTTCATGGCTTGGGGTTATTCTTGGGATGTTATTTAATATTTCCCTAGTGGTATTGAACGCCCTGGCTCCAAATACATCATTCATGGTTTCGGGCGCATAACTTCTAGCAAAATCACTAATATCACCTATCGCGCCTGGTACAGAAGCTATTGCACCACGGCCAACGGATTCCGCTACACCTGGAAACGCATTACGTAATCTAGTTAAACCTTCGCCAGTTTCACGTAAATTCTTTTCATTTTGAAGGCCATTCAAAATGTTGTATAGCGATTCTTTTAGGGATGGGCTTCCCGCATTTGATTCATTGGAGTAATCGTATTCATCGTAAGCCATGATTAATTTTATATGACTTCAATCATTACATCAACGCCGCCGCCCTTACGGATTTGACCACGTTGAATCATAAGTACATCAATCTGCCCGTCATTGTCATAAACGCCGGCATCTTCTAAACCGTCTAAAACGGCTTTTAAACGATTATCTAGGTCTGTTACTATCTTTGACCGTGGATATAAAAATAATGTCACTTCAAGGCGTTTGATGCCAAATTTAGGTATGTTTTGCGCTACAACACATTCTGCCACCGCAGTTTTAAATTCGCGCCCAACTTTACTTAATACTGTATGGCCACGAAAGTTGCGCCAGTAAGTATTAACACTAGGTGGGTATGGCAGTTTAATTATTGTCATTTAACAATTCTTCGACTTTTTCGTGTAAATCTTCTTCACTCCAGCCCCAGTATTTTTGAAACCCACGGTGGCCAAGGGAATGAACGCTGGTATTTCCAAGACGGTGGTGCCACATGCACAAGGGTATAGTGTTGGCGGTTTTCCTAGGTTGACCATGTCGGCGTATATGATGGATTTCCACGGGCGTGTCGGTGTCAGTAATTCCATTTTGTGCGCACAATATGCACCCCAATCGTGCCAATTTTGCATAATGTTCTTTTTCTGATTTAGTCATCTAACCAATGTTTTACAGGAGTAGGTTCAACTGCTATTTGAACATTATCCTGAATTAAATCAGATTGCGGAACAAAATAAGCAAATCTATTTGTCTTTTGTGGGTCTGACCAATACTTTTGTTGCTTTGCCTGGTGGCCATACATATACCCATGAATGACGTATTTACCCAATAAACCAGTAACCAAATAAAAACGGCGGTTATCATCATCTTTGGGATGAACAATTAATTTGCCGTGCGCTAATGGTGTTTGTCTTACATCATGGGGGCCTACGTCAGTTGCTCCAGGGGTTCCCTTTGACCAAAATATGCCAAGGTGTTTAGCCAGCGCACATTCGCCCATAGCGCCTTCAATAGACATTTGCCATGCTTCAGTATCTTTAGCGCCATAACGATGTTTAGAACCGTTTTGTAAACATTGCACGGTACGCTGGGTTCCCACCAGCGCGGCCATTTGTATTTCTGCTGGGGTAAGTTCAACCAAGATGGACATCAGCCAAATCCTTTGCAATCAACTCTAGGTCATGCGCTACATCAGTCATATCTAGTGATATTTGATAGGCTTTATCGTATTGGCCTTTTAATGTGGCTTCGTGAAAGTCTTTAGTTAATTTTAATAATGCTAAATATGGTGTTGAATAGTCATTCATTTTGTTAATCTTTCTAGGTTGCGGTTGCTTGCTTCTTGGGTACGCCACGCTTCAAATCGTAGTTTTGCACTTTCTAAGCGGTATTTCCACATTTCTGTTTTGTACGTTGCGGCACCAATAGCTTTGCATAAGTCTTGATACTCTTGGCTAGCGTATGCTTCACGTTCTTGGGCACCTAATGATTGCTCATTAGACTTTTTCATCATGATTGAACGTAATGAATGGCGGTAGGCTTCCAACTCTGCCAATTCACCTTTGGCCTTGGCAAATTCAGGGGCATATTCGTATAGGTAATCTACACAATCATTAGGGTCAACAACACGTGTATCAGGTTTCATCGCCATTCACCAGGGTTTCCCCGGTTTCCTTTTTTCCATTGGTCATAAAAGTCACCAGCAATACGCTGGCGGCGTTTTTCAAAATTGGGGTTTGCGAAATATGCCCTGAAACCAGCCAATCCCAGTTGGGTGCGGTATTTGAGTAGTTGTCTAATTTCGCACTCATACCGCCATCTTTCCAATATATTGTTGGATTCGTTGTCGGTACTGTCCCATAGATTCGCCGGCATAAGCATTTAGTCCCAATTCACGGCCTTTGGCCATTGTCAATTCATCGGTACTATACCAAGGCAATGCTGGGCGTTTTGCTTCTTTAGGGGTCATGTCCAGTTCATCTTCCCAGCGGCCCTGATTAAGCCAAGTGCTTGCATGGGGGATAAAGTCTGATTCAGTACCCTTTAGTTTCCAATAAGAAACGTGTTGTTCTATGGCTTCCACGGCATCAAATTGTTCTTGTTTGGTGAGCCGGTTAAATGCCCCTTGGGCGGCACGTTTGGCCACCTTTCGGGGATAGAGTTTCCAAAAAGTGTCAAACATTATTTGCCCGTCCACTTTTTTACAAATCGTTTAAGTTTGGCATATTCGCCTTTTGGCAATACAAATTCGTTGTATTCGTTTTCGCCTTCATCTTCTAAATCAATTTCGTGTTGGGCGCGAAATACAAGATGGTCAATGGTGCCGTCAAGGTCATCATCATTAACTGTTTTTAATTTATCAAATTCTGCAAGGGCTTTTTCGTACATTTTGCTTTCCTTTTTTTCTATCACGGTCAATCACCGTATTGATAATTTACTAAAGTTTTCTTTAGTTGTCAAATCTTTTTTATTAGGACTTTCCCTAATGTTGTTTTTATGCAATATGTATAGATTTGCTGAATTTTTATACATATAGATATTGATATATATAGATTATTGCTTTTTGGTGGACAAACCTAGCCCACCTAGGTTGCCTTAATAAGTTTGCTTTTCGGAGCCACTTAACCCGTCAGTCGTTCAGGAAACCGGCACTAACTTCGCCACCGGCATTTGCGCTATTACACTCCTTATCCCCCAGTAACGCTTCTATCCTGACCGCTGGTGGTGGTGAATCCCCAATCAGAACGATTGGAAGTGAACAGGCAATAAAAAAGGGCTTTAGGGGTAATTTTGTGATTAGACGGCTTGGGAAATACCTCTTTACTTATTTCCTAAACCCACAAAACTACCTCTAAAACCCTAAACTATCGAGTGTCTAACTCCTCAATGTTTAGAAATATATCACATATTTTTTAATTCAGGCCAAATTAACCACCAGTTGTCAGGAAACAACGTTTTTCTAGTTACTAATCCATGACTTTCGCGTTCAATGGTTGCGGCCATTAAAGTTAATGGACCCATAGGAATAGCATCATTGTTGCGCCATTGACACACCGCTTGAACGCTTACGCCACATATCTTTGCTACTTTTGCTGGTTTCCCTAACAAATCAATTATTTGTCCGCTAGTCATTTATTTTCCTCAAATTACTAAATATTTCTTTACAAGAACTAAATTTTACTTTACATTTGTAAGTACGGCAATGTCGCCGTGATAAATAAGGAAATAAAAATGCAAGATGAATTAAGCCAACTAATGTTGGAACACGAAGAATTTCTTGAAAAAGCCTTGGACGACATGGAATACGGCGCTTTACTGACCGAGGACCAAATATCAGCCATTCGTTGTGCTTGCGGCAAACCCAACAAACGCAGAAATGAAACATTAACAAATTTGTTTAATGATTTTGGAAATATTTTTAGAAAGTGAAAAAAATGATAATTGCAAAAAGAAACAGTTCAGGCGGTAGCGACTTTAAATTACCGCCACCAGGTAGCTTTCTAGCCCGTCTATATCGCATTATTGACCTTGGCACCCAAACAACAGAATGGATGGGTAAAAAGAAAATGCAACGCAAAGTATTGTGTATGTTTGAATTGCACGGGGAAGATAACGATGGCAATCCGTTAGTCATGGATGACAACAAACCAATGGTCGTTTCAAAGCGTTATACGCTATCCCTGGACGAAAAAGCCACGTTGCTAAAGGATTTACAAGCTTGGCGCGGCAAAGAGTTCACACAAGAAGAATTAGACGGTTTTAGCTTAGAAGTATTGCTGGGTAAATTCTGTATGGTTTCTATTACGCATAGCGAATATCAAGATAAAACTTATGCCAATATTGCCAGCATCAGCCAGGTGCCGGCCGCATTGAAAAAGCTTGGTGAACCCGTTGGTGTCAATGAAACTTTAATGTTTTCTATTGACCCGTGGGACAAAGAAAAGTTTGAAAAGCTATCACAAGGGTTGCAAGATTTAATTAAAAAATCTGCTGAATACCGGAACACTTTTGATACTGCGCCAGCTAAACAAGGCGCAACAATTGAAGATGATAATTTTGACGATATTCCATTTTAAGGATTAATATGAAATGCGCTGAATGTAAACATTTTGCTGGCCAACCAAGCGACCGGTATGGCTTGTGCAGAAGATACCCAAAAAACGAAAACAAATCACAAGAAGATTTATGTGGTGAGTTTTCATTAAAAATTTTTCCACAAAAAGAAATTGAAGTTGAAGTTGAATTTATTCGTGAATACGATATAACTACTGACGAATTCAAACCTAAACGTGGAAGAAAACCTAAAAATGTTAGTTAAGGAACGCACAAGTGAAAGTGGGCATTGGTATGACCGGCAAGGCAATCCAGCCTATACAACCATTGGAAAGAACGGCAAAGAACGCGGCACGACCTTACGGGATGCCCGTACCCTCAACCTATGTCCATCTGTCACAACAATACTTGGAGTTGCGGCAAAGCCAGGACTTGATACTTGGAAACAACAACAAGTCTTATTAAGCGCGCTGACATTACCAAAGTCTGAAGGAGAATCGGAAGAATCATGGCTTGAAAGGGTCATGATGGATTCCAAGCAAACTGGTCGTATTGCCGCGGAACGTGGTACGGCCATCCATGCGACCATCCAGGCGTTCTTTGAGGGTGCTTTGATACCTGAAGCCATGCCAATCTGTCGGCCGGTAGAACAGGCCATTAAAAACCATTTTGGGGAACAATTGTGGTTGCCGGAATTAAGCTTTGCACATCCTATGGGTTTTGGTGGCAAATCAGATTTGACGGCTAAAGCAAAGCATGATTTTGCTGGTATTTCTATTGACGTCAAAACTAAAGAAACTACGGATATTTCTAAAGTTGACGTTTATCCCGAACACGGTATGCAATTAGCCGCTTACCGCCAAGGTTTTAATATGCCGGCCGCCAAGTGCGCCAATGTGTTTGTAGGCTACAAAATGGTTGAAGGCACTATTGTTTTTACTGGCGTTAAGGTTATTGAACATACCGCAGAAGATTTGGACCGCTATTGGTTAATGTTTACTAAACTGTTAGAGTTTTGGCAGTTAAAGAACAACCATAAATAGGGCGGTTAACGGGGCGTTGAAGGATGCAACAAGGTGGGGCTTTTCCCCGTTTCGACCCACC